ATAAGTGGTGCCCAAAGAAGGACTTGAACCTACAACCTATCGCTTACAAAGCGATTGCTCTACCATTGAGCTATTTGGGCCGAAAGCATAAGTGTTTGACAATGCCTCCGTTCTCTTGCCAAACTTTGTTTTTATTTTGAAACTTTGCTAATTTATCTGCGTCTTCTTCAAAAAAGAATTCTGAAACTATCTGATTGGTTGGTTTCTCTATGACGTGCCAAAGTATTTTTCTACCTTGTTTAACTAACTTCTTCTCATAAGAAAGTTTATACTTGTAGATAGCAGGTCTTTTATCACCTCTATGAAATTTTACTTTTTGTTTTCTCATTTTTCTTTCTTTCATTTTTCTTTTTCTTTTTACCAAAGATATGATTCCAACCATCTATGTATTTTTTATTTACTGGTCTCCAAAAACCGTCCCATTGCTTTCCTTTAACGCCTGACCTCATAATATGTATTACAAATCTACGCCTTTATTACCAGCAATAAAATCACTTGTTAACTCACGTGCCATACTATCACGATATTGCTTTGGAGGAGTTTTCATATAGTATGATGAAGCACTATTGATAGGACCCCCTAATCCACGTTCTCTAGCGAGTGCCACACACCTAACAGCATCAATAACTACACCTGCGCTATTTGGTGAATCTTGTACCGACAATCTCATTTCAAGTTCTATTGGTGAACCACCAAATCCTTCACCTTCTATACGTATAAAAGCAACCTTGTTATCTTTTTGCCAAGGAACATAATCCGATGGACCAATATGTATATTTTTATCCTCTAAAGGAACATCCAATTGTGATTGTACAGAATTTGTTTTTGAAATCTTTTTAGATTTCAGTCTTGACTTTTCTAGCATATTTAAAAAGTCAGTATTTCCACCAGTGTTTAACTGATAAGTTCTTAATATCTTACAACCTCTATCGTTAAACAATCGGCTTATAACTCTATGAACAATGGTTGCACCAACTTGACTTTTTATATCGTCACCAATTATTGGTACTCCTGCTTGCCTAAATTTATTTGCCCATTTTTTATCCGAGGCAATAAAAACTGGCATACAGTTAACCATTGCGACTTTAGCCTTCAAACAAGCTTCAGCATAAAACTCAACCGCTTTTTGAGAACCTACAGGTAGATAACAAACTAAAGCTTCTGCTTTAGTTTTTTTCAATTCTTCAACAACATCTACTGGTTTTTCATCTGAAACTCTAAACGATTGAAAGCTAGGATAGTCTTTCATATGACCAGCTATTCCATCTAATACTGGACCCATTTTTACCCTAACTCCATTAGTTTCAGCAAATTCTTGAAAAACTTTTGTACAATTAGGTTTTCCAAAAATTGCTTCTTCAATTGGTAACCCTACTTTTCTTCTATCAATATCAAAAGCTGCCACAACTTTTATATCTTGTGGTCTCCATCCATTAATTTGCGTCTGCATAATACCATCAACCTCTTCATTATGATGACGTTTATAATATTCAATCCCTTGTACTAGTGAGCTGGCACAATTACCTACTCCTACAATTGCTAATTTAACTTTCTTCATTCTTATTTCCTTTCATATTATTCTTCCTTTCACACTTTAAAATCAGAAAACTTATCGTAAGCAGTTTTCTCTTCTTTCGTTTCCTTTTGATTAGAGTCAACTATGTTTTGTGCTTGTTGCCCTACATCATACAATCTCATTTTTGACCTATCAACACCTATAATAAATGACCGATTGACTGCTAGGTCATTATATCTATTCTTTAATTGTTTGATTTTCATTTGACCTAATGCTTCTAATTCATCATTAGAAATTAAAGCAAACATAAAGTCTGCTGTTGCAGGTAATCCAAAACTTTCTGCTGTATCTTCTAATCCTATATCTGTACTAACAAATCCAGTTCTAGTTGTTTGTGTAGCAGAAAACAAAGGTACATTAAATTCTACTGCAAGTCCTCTTAACTCTTCAGCAATTGCCTTAATATAAAAATAAGAACCTACATTACCACCTTTAAATCTACTTGACGCACATATATTTAAATAATCTATGAATAATACATCTGGTTTAAAACTTTTCTTTAATGCAAGTTCATTAAACAATGCCCTAAAATGTCCTGAATGAGCAGAAGCAGTTGGATATTCTTTAATAATCAATGTCCCACCAGTTTTCTTTCGTAATTTTTCCATTTTATTTTCATATAAATCTTTTGGCATTGTATGTAAATCATCTATAGTTACATCTAAAAGATTTGCGTCTATTCTTTCTGCAATTCTTTCCTCCGCCATTTCTAAAGTTATATATAAAACATTTAAACCTTGTACTAAATATGCACTCGCACAATGACACATAAACAAAGATTTACCAACACCTGTTCCTGCCAATGCAATGTTCAAAGTCTTACTAGGAACACCACCTTTGGTAATTCTATTCATATAATCTAAATCAAATTGATATTTTGTTTCTTTTGTATGATACCATTTAAATCTCTCTTCGTGGTCACCTATATAATCGTGCCCTATATGTTGGTCAAATGATACTGCTAATGCGTCTGCTAATATACCAGGTATGGATTCTGGCGTTCTCTTACTATCTTTCTTATCTAAAATTTTAATACCACTTAATATAGCATTATGTACTGCTCTATCTTTACAAAACTTTTCAGTTGTATCTAACAACCATTGTGGATCAGAATCTAATTTAGATATAGAATTAACAATTTCTTTTAATGTATTATGTTCATCTTCATTAACATCTTTTCTTTGAGATAATTCAATGATGATTGCTTCTTTTGTTGGAAGATTATTATATTTTTGAACAAACTTATATATTTCTGCAAATAAAACCTTTTCAGTTCTTAATGGAAAATAGTCTTCTTTTAAAAATGGTAATACTTTTCTAGCATAATCCTCTTCATAAAAAAGATTATTTAAAATTGTAGTTTCTATTCTTTCAAAATTAGTTAATGATTGCTGTACCATCTTTATTCTTTACTGTTGATAATTGAGAGTTTTCCATCCTTCAATTGTTCCTCCATAACCTCAACTAATATGTCTCCAATTTTATTTCTAAAATTTTCACTTTTTGTATCTACGTTTTTGAGATTTTTCATAACTTCATAATTAAAACGCAAAGGCATTTTACCATCTGCTGTTTCTTCACTTGCGAATTGTACTTTTCCATACTTGTAAATTACATCTTTAAATACACCTTCTGTAATTTTAATACAGGAAAAATCATCACCTTCTCTTTGAGCAAAGGTGTAACTTTTACTCTTCGTCTGATCCGTATGTGAATTTTTTGTTTGCGAATTCATCTATTTGTTTTAATATTTCCTTTGTAAAATACTTATCTGGATTATCATTAATTTGTTTACCAAATACTTTAGAACCATCTGGCATTTGATATCTTGTTGATACTTTCTTAAAGATACCTGCCTCTTCTCCTAGTTCTAATAGTCCATAATGCTTATCCAAACCGTGTTTATAAGTTAACTTAACATCCACTTTAGCATTTTCTTTAGTAATTCTTGATTTATATATTTTACAATGAATAATATTTCCAATAATCTCGGTACCCAATTTCTCTTTTCGTTTACCAAGATAGATGATTGTTGAAGCAGCGTATTTCAATCCTGAACCGCCACCCATTTCTTTTTGTGGGAACATAGAACCAATCACATCATAAGTATGGTTGGTCATTAACAAAGGAATATTTGCTTGTCCTAGTTTAAGTGTTAAAACTCTAAATGTAGATTTGACAATTTGTGCCCTTGTCATATCTCTTGTTTCTTTACCTTCTGCTGTGTCTTCCATTTCTTTTGTAGTAGATAACATTCCTAAACTATCTAATACAAACATTAAAGGTTGTCTGTCTTTTTCTTCTTGTTCTAAATATTTGTCAAGTATTTTTATTGATTGACTTCTAAATTCTTGTACAGTTGATACTGGTACTACTACTACTCTTGTACTATCAACACCTCTATTTTCAATCATTTCCTTTGATACAGCATTTTCTGATTCAAAGAATATAACTCCTGAATTTTTATCTTTATCTAAAAAGTGTTTGATTATTCCTAATGCGAAAAATGTTTTACCTGTAGCAGCTTCTCCTGCTATTGCAGTAATACGATTGCCTGGTAACCCACCGTGAATTGAACCTGAAAGAAGAGCATTAAAAGAATAGGAACCTGTATCTATATATGAAGTAACATCACCTGCTGTGATACCTTCACTTGCTAAACTAGCATATTCATTTCCAGTTTCTTTAATAATTTCTTTTAAAAAGTCTTTCATACTCACTCATCTCCTGTTCCGTATATGATAATACATAAAATTTTATACCATTAATATAACATAATTCCTTTACCAAGTCAAGTTCCTTTGGTA